ACCTTATCAACCCGAAAGATAAACTATGACCCGACTCCCTTTTCAAATCGACCGACCAGTTTTCGTAAAAGAACCTTGGGACGACAAGTACAAACAAGGCGATCACCTTCCGTGGAAAGAGTTATCTATTCCATATGAGCGTGTCCTTCGTATGTACAATCAGTACCAACTACATCACAACGAAGAGCTAGAAACCAAGGCTCGTGTGGGTGATGGACTAGAGGCACTAGACTCAGAACAACTAGACGCTCTGGTTAATTCTATCAACGAGAAGGTCAAAGCTAAGACACCTAACAATGCTGCATATGAAAAGCAGAAGTGTAAGAAGTCTAAGATATTAGATAAACAGCGTGGGCTTATTCGTAGCTGGCGCAGAAACTACGGACACTATGAGGTAGACTGATGGCTTGGAGCTACGACGAAACTGATCTTAACACGACTACCGTATCTGGTCGTCTAAATACTGTTCGTCTTTTACTAGGTGATACAGACACAAATGACCAACAGGTTAAGAATGAAGAGATTACTTTTGCTCTAGGCCAGTCTAATAACAACGTCTACTTTGCTGCTGCATGGTGCGCACGTACAGTCGCATCACAGTATGCTCGTAAGGTTAATACACAGCTAGACGGGGCATTGAGCGCTGACTACAGTGACCTGTCTAACCAATACAGTAAACTAGCTGAGAACCTAGAATACCAAGGTAAGAAGGTTTCTGCTACTCTTGGTGCTAAGGCTGGTGGTTTAACTAAATCAGGTGTAGAGGCTGTTCGTGGTAATACTAACCGTATAGAACCCTCATTCCGTAGAGACCGCTTCCGTAACCCACCAGACTACAATACAGACGACACAGATTACGCATAGGGGGTGTAGATGTCCTTTCGTTCTTTCGACCTCTATAATCTAGTCAATGACTTTGGTCAGACTGTTACACTGCGTAAGACTACTACCTCTGGTTCCTATGATCCAGCTACTGGTGCAGTTAGTGGTGCAGCAACAACAGATTACTCTGTTACAGCATATTTCTACAACTATGATCGTGGTATTGTAGCTAACGTAGATGAAGTTCGTCGTGGTACTCGCAAGTGTGTCATTTCCGCTGTAGGGCTTACTGTAGAACCTGATGATGAAGACCAGTTGGTAGGTGTAGACGATACCGTTAACATTACTAGAGTTACAGTCATCTACTCTGGTACTGCAAAGCTATGTTACATTTGTGATGTGAGTGAGTAATGTCCCAACAGTTTACAGCAAAAGTAAATAAGTCTTTCTACGACAAGATTGACCTTGTTGGGCAAACCGCAGAAGATATGCTCAAAGATCGTCTTGTTAGTATGGCTCAAGATGCGGTTACTCTGTCACCTGTTGATACTGGGGCTTATGTAACCTCTTTCTCATACAAGACTAATAGTAGTTCACGAGGAAGAGGCAAGTCGTCAAAAGGTAAGCCAAGGGGTCAAAACCCACAAGCTAAACGTCAAGAGGGTTTAGATAACCTAGTTACTGACCTTAATGCGATTGACCTCAGTGAAACTAAATCTGTAACTCTGAGAAACGATAGTCCACACGCAGAGGCAGTAGAACATGGTGAGTTCTGGCCTAGACAAGGTGGTTACTTTGTGTTCACACAATTAAGGAACCGTTATGGCTAACGTAAATAATGACATCAGGGCTGCTCTAGAGAGCAAGTTGGCTAACACTTCTGGACTACCTAGTATTGCTTATGAGAATGTTAGTTTTAGTCCCACGACTGGCACTAGCTTTATACAGACAACATACCTCCCTACCCTTCGTAGACCTGCTGTAAGAGGTCTTAACCCGCAACAGAGATACCAAGGTGTATTTGTCGTAACAGCTTACGCACCAGAAGGTAATGGCCCTAAAGTCGCTAATGACTATCTTGATATAGTTGAGGCTGCATTTGAGGCGACAACAAAGATTGAGTATTCAGGCTCAGAAAATATAACCGTATCTATAGACTACGCTGAAAGACAACTTGGTTTTGTAGATACTCCTTGGTACTATGTCCCGTTAAATATCGGGTGGTACTGTTACAAATAAGAGGAAAACAATATGGCTTTCGCACAAGGCTCTCGTTCAAGCTTGTCGTACATCGTAGAATCAACTTTCGGTACGACACCAGCAGGTAACTTCACAAACCTACCTTTCACAACACATTCTTTAAACCTAACTAAAGATCGTGTTGCAGGTAATGATATTCAATCAGATCGTATGCCACGAGTTGACCGTCACGGCAACCGTCAGGCATCTGGTGACATTGTAGCTGACCTACGTGATGCAGACTATGATGAACTACTAGAAGCATCAATGTTGAACACATGGTCAACAAACGTACTTAAAGTAGGTACAACACCTAAGTACTTCTCTATCGAAGACTATGCAGCAGACATCGACCAAGCTCGTTTGTTCACAGGTATGACAGTGAACTCTCTGGCAGTATCCCTAGCACCTAACCAGATGGTTACAGGTACTTTTGGTCTGGTCGGTAAAGATATGACTGTACCTACTATGTCTGCTGACGGTGGTGTTGATGGTAACTATGTAGCTAAAACACAAGACGCAGCATCAGGTGCAGCACCTTTCGACGCATACTCAGGTGACCTTAAGATTGCAGACACAGGCTCTTCACTAGCAGCTTCTGCTATCGTTACTGGTCTAGACTTCACACTGACAAACAGCTTCGCACCTACATTCGTTATTGGTGATGATGCAGCGCCTTCACTAGAGGTTGGTCGTGCAGAAGTAGAAGGTACACTGACAGCATACTTTGAAGATGCAGCACTGATTAACCGCTTCTTGAACGAGACAGAGACAGCACTAGAGGTTTCTGTAGGTGACGGAACTAACGACATGACATTCTTATTCCCACGTATCAAGGTGAATAGTGCGGATGTAGGTGTCGATGGGCCAACATCACGTATCGTTAATATCTCATTCGTAGCTCTACGTGACACTACAGAAGAGACAAACCTAAAGATCACACGATCTTCGTAATCCCTAGCTAGGGCGAGGGGTGCTGGTGTCGGGTCTGGCATCCCTCACATTTAACTAACCCGATAACTCGAACATAAGGAAACTCGACATGGACTTAAAAGATTTAACACCAAGTAGTGACACTGTAGATGTTACTATTGTACACCCCGCTACACTGGAACCCCTGACTAACGATGATAAGTCACCTATGACTATCACAATGTATGCCCCACATTCTAAAGGTTACAAGGCCGCTGTTTATGAACAAACGAACAAGCGACTTAAGAAGGCCCAAGCTAAGAAGGGTCTAGACATAACTGCAGAAGAACTGGAAGAAGCCACAATGGAGCTTCTAGCTAAGACTACCAAAGAGTGGAACATAACTTTTGGTGGTGAACAGCCTAAGTTCTCTGTAACAAAAGCTAAAGATATTTACTCAGAGGTCTTTTGGCTTCGAGATCAGATCGAAGGGGCTATGAATGACTCCTTGGATTTTATGAAGGTGTAGTATCAGATTTGTGTGAATGGGCTGAACATCAGTTCAAACTTAATAAGCCCACAGAATCAGGTACTACAGAGCGTGAACACTTAGAACAAGTAGAGAGGCAGACTGGACGTAAGATTGAAGCATTGGAATCCCCGACAGAATTTCCAGTTCTTATATCTCATGTCTGGTCTGCCTTTTGTACATTAAGCAACAGTAGGTCTGCTGGTTTCTCAGGCCCAAACCCGATAACATACGAACAGATTAAGGCGTGGAAAGAATTGACAGAGACACCACTTGCATCTTGGGAAGTAGAAGCAATCAAGCGTCTAGATGTCGTGTACTTAGGGGTAGCTAATGGCTAATGACTTAGAACTCAGGATTGGTGTTGTAGGTGGCGACGACCTGCTTAAAGTAAACAACAGTTTTATAAAGATAGAAAAAGAAGTAAGAAAGTTAGCTAAAGCTCAGACAAAGGGTCAAATGAACTCTGTCGCTATGGCTAAAGCTATAAACCAACTAAGGGACAGGCTTGTGGGGCTAGGTTTTAGCTCTAAACAGGCCGAAGCAGCTATATTAAGGTTGTACAATGCTGAGATAAAAACTATCAAAGCCACAAAAGAATTAAACCAAGCTCAGATGGCAGCTACAAAGTCTAGTAACCGCATGGGCGTTGTTACTCAACAGGTGGGTTACCAAGTCTCAGACTTTGCAATTCAAGTTCAAAGTGGCACTAATGTTGCAGTAGCTTTTTCTCAACAAGCCTCTCAGTTAGTAGGTGTTTTACCCTTAGTTGCTGGTAGTTTGGGCTTAACAACTAAGGCGGCTATTGCCCTTTCTGCTGGGTTAGGTATTGCTATACCACTGATAAGCTCTGCTGTTATGGTCTTCATGAACATGAAGGAAGAGGCAGATAAAGCGGCTGATAGTACAGACACCTTTGAAGACAAATTAAAATCTCTAGATGAAAAACTAAAAGAGTTTCTTCAAACTAAAGAAGCACTAGCTCGTGGTATTTCCTTAGACGAGCTTTTGGCGGGAAATTCTCTGGAGCAAGCCAAACAGCAACTGGTTGACGCAAACAATGCGCTTATAGCTATCCAGCAAAGGTCTGCGGCTATGGCTGCATCTAGGCAAACACTGAGGGGTGGACAAGCTATGTCAGCCTCTGAAGCTGAAGCTGCTTTCGGCGGTAGTCTTCAAAGTATTAATGAAGCTACACAGTTGTTAGAGGATCAAGCTAAGGCCAGAGGCGAACTTGAGGTAGCTCAACAAAGATATAATACTCTTCTTGAGAAAGAGAACAAAACAAGACAAGATGCTCAAAGAGCAGAGCTTGACAGACAAGACTTAGAAGATACCAAACTAAAATTTGGTGAAGATAGCGTAGAAGCCTTTGAAAAAGAGTTAGAGTTATCTTTAAAGGCACTGGAGGCAGAACTTAAGTCAAAGAACGTTAATGAGAATGTATTAAACCTTATACTCAAAAGAGAAGAGGCGTTACAAAGAGATTTACAAGCGACTGCTGAAAAAGCCGAAGCAGAAGAAAAACTCTTAACCCTTAATCAGAGACGTTTCAAAGTTCTGATGGATAGTATAGCGGCTAATGATAAACTAAACAGTTTCGTTTCAGAAGAACGTAAAGAGCTAGAGTATCAAAACAGTCTACTACAACTTCAACTACAGTTTGGTAAAGACTCTGCTGCTGCTAAACAGTTACAAATAGACCGTGCGGTAGAGAACTACGAAGCTGAGTTGTTAGCAAAAGATGTTGCCGAAGATACCGTTAAAGAGTTAACAGATCAATATAGACTTAGCTTAAACTTAACTGAACAACTCAAAGATCAAGTAGCAGAAGCACGAGAGTTCAAGAAGCAAGTTCAAGAAGTGTCTAAGGCTTATGGCAAGATGCTTGAAAAGCGTGTTCTTGCTGATGTATTTGACCCACGTGGTGAGGAAGGTACGACAGCGACACAAGCCCTAAGACTTGGTTTTGATCCTTTTGCAGATGACGGCGAAGAGGGTAAAAAGTCAGGTTCTAAGAAACCTGATCCCCTAGCAGACCTTAAGAAACAACTTGACCTAGAACAAGCACTCATTGGTAAGACAGAGGCTCGTAAACGTATCATCCAGTCTCTTGGTGTAGACTACATGAAATATGGTTCTTCCACCATCAAGAGCCTAGAAGACCAAATCAACAAAACAATCGAACTACGTAAAGAGAACGAGAGATTTGCAGAAGAGGTCGAGGGACCACTAACAGATGCTTTCGGTGATGTAGCAGATGCCTTTGGTGATTTCATTGCTGATGGCCTAAAAGACTTCAAAGACTTTACTAAGTCTATTGTAGATTCCTTCAAGCAAATGCTTGCACAGATGATCTCTGCAGCCATACGTAACCGTATCTTCATCCCTATCACTACAGGCATGTCAGCAGGTTTCGGTAGCTCTGCAGCAGCTTCTACTATGAGTAGCTTCGGTGGTGGTGGTAGCTTCTTAGGCTCAATGGCTGGGTCTCTAGCTGGAGGTGCTGCTGCTTTTGGTAGTGGTATGATGGCAGGTATCCAAGGCTTCGCTGGTGGGTTTGCTGGCGGTGGTGGACTAATGGGTGGTCTGTCAGGTTACGGTGCTACTCTATCTGCTACTGCAGCTAACGCTGGTATCATGGGTACTATTGGTGCTGCAGTCCCTGCTATCGCTGCTGTTGCTCTTGTTATAGGAGCTTTCAGTTCTAAAACTAAAGAACTAGACAGTGGTCTAAAAGCTACGATTAAGACTAACGATGTTTTAATCGAATCCTACAGAAAAATGGAGAAGTCCCGTTTCTTCGGACTATCTAAGAAAAAGTATACAATAGCAGACACTGTTGAAGGGTCTCCTTTAGAGCAACAAATATTGCAGCTTCAACATGGTATTATGTCTATGGCAAAAGCTATAGGTGTAGCTGACGATGTGTTCAATGACTTCTTGTACAGCTTTAACATTTCTCTTAAGGGTCTTAATGAAGACGAAAAACTTAAGAAGATAAACGAAGAGTTGGGTAAGATGGGAGATGCTTTTGCCTCTCTTATCCCTAATGTCGAGGGGTTAGATCAGCTTAATTCAATCATGAACGAGAGGTCCAACCTTGAGATCAGACTGCTACAAGCTCAAGGTAATACTGCTGCCCTTCGTGAGATAGAGATAGCAGGTACAAACGAGTATAACCGTGCATTGCTACGGCAGGTGTTTGCTGCAGAAGACGCAAGGGATGCTATTGATGAAGTTACTAACTCCTTACAGGAAAACTCTTTTGCAACTAAACTTCAGTTTGAAAGAGCAAAGGCTTATTCAAGATTAGGTCTTGATGCACCTGCTAATGTTAACAGTGTTCCTATGAATACCTCTGCAGCCCCTATGATGTCGGTTCAGAGAGACCCATCTATTGAACAGTTACGTAAAGAGATGAGGTCTATGCACGAGGAAACTATGGTAGCTTACTCTAAGCTAATCAAGAACACAAAAGATAACAAGAATATCTTACGTGGTTGGGATATTGTAGGACTACCTGCTGAGAGGAGTGCATAATGCAAGTTATTGAGCCACTTACAATAACAAACACCCTATTAACATCCTCTACAGTACCTGAGAATGATTACGCTGAATGGTCGTCTGCTACAACATACTCTCTGGGTGATAATGTAATTGTAATAGGTACCACCCATAAGGTTTATGAGAGTGCTGCTAATAGCAACTTGAATAATGACCCTATAACAGATGATGGTACATACTGGATTGAAGTTAGTGCCACCAATCGTTGGAAAGCCTTCGACCAAAAGATTAGTGATCCTGTATCACAGTTAAACAGTATTCAGTACGTCATTACGACCACAAATGAAGCTGTAAATACTATGGCCTTTTTTGGTCTTGAGGCTGATAGTGTTAGGGTTCAAATGGTTAGTGACTCAGTTACAGTTCACGATGAAACTTACACTACACAAGATAACAGTGGTATTATTGACTGGTATACATACTTTTTTGAACCTGCCGATATAAAAGAGACAGAGATACTTATAACAGACTTACCTAATTACCCATCTGCAACTATTACCATTACTGTAACAGACACTGGTAACACTGTTAAGATAGGTCAGATGGTACTAGGTAAGATAAATACTCTAGGGGTCACTCTTTACGATACACAAATAGGTATTGAAGATTTTTCTAGGAAAGATAGAGATACTTTCGGTAACCCAATTATTATTGAGAGAGCATTTGCTCAAACTGCTGACTTTGAGGTTAGGTTAACAACTTTGGAGGCTCGTCGTATACAAAGACTCTTATCTAAGTACAGGTCAACCCCAATAGTTTGGATAGGTAATACAGACACAAGATATGGATTACTTATATATGGTTTTTACACAGAGTTTTCTATTAACCTGTCCACCCCATCCGCAAGTTATGCAACAATCGAAGTAGAAGGATTAACATAATGGCAGCACCTACATTTACAGCACTACCTACAGCACCTAACAGGTCAGATAGCCCAGAGACTTTTAACGCTGATGCTGATGCATTTGTCGCAGCACTAAGTACTTTTCAAACAGAAGGTAACACTCTTGGGACTTTCTGTGAGACTAAAGCAACAGAAGCAGAGGCTTCAAAAAACTCTGCTCAGGCATTAGCAGCTACTATTTCTAGCACTGTAACCACTCATACCACCTTAAGTGCCTTCAACGCTGCTACTGCAGCAGACGGGGAACTCCACGTATTAATTATTAGCTAAGTTAGGTAAACTTAAATGGCTGGAATAAAATTAAACTTAGCTCAAGCTCAGTATATAAAGCATAAGGGGGCTGATTGGGTTGCTGTTAAGGGTTCTTCAACAGACGGGAACACTGATTTCTTCTGGTCTTCACCCTTCCATTTTACAATAACTACCACCTCTGCTGGGACGACAGTGGGCCTTGAGGTGAAAGGATTCTCTGCTGCTGGTGAAAGCTCAACAACTGTAGACTGGGCTATAGATTGGGGAGATGGTACTGTAGATGAGTTTACAGAAACCTTTACTTCTAGTGGTAACTCATCTACAAAGTACCACAACAACTACAATACTGCAGGTACTTATGACATTAAGGTATATGGTACAGGTTTAGTCTATGTTGAAGGGTTTACTGTAAGTAATATAATAGACAGTATTGAACACTATCCGATATCATTAGAAAATCATATAAGCCATTTTGAAGGCTATACTGGCGGCTATAGTGTACCTACGTATCTACCAAGTACTAATACTGACCTAAGTAATACTTTTAAAAACAACAGTAGTTTTAATAGTATTAACGTTGAAAGTTGGGATACATCTAATGTTATTAATATGTCTGAGATGTTTCGAGGTGCTAGTTTATTTAACAGGGCTATCGGTGTATGGGATACCTCTAATGTTACCGACATGAATAGTATGTTCTACAGCGCAGTTAGTTTTAATCAAAATTTAAACTCTTGGGATGTATCTAATGTGACTGATATGAATAGTATGTTTTTTGGAACCACTAACTTCAATCAAAATATAAGCTCTTGGGATGTATCTAGTGTGACTAACATGGGCCGTATGTTTGAGAGCTCTCGGGATTTTAATAGTAATATAGGTTCTTGGGATGTATCTAATGTTACTGCTATGAATAGTATGTTTGAAGGTGCTACTGATTTTAATCAAAATATAAGCTCTTGGGATGTATCTAGTGTGACTAACATGAACGACATGTTTCAAGATGCAGTTAGTTTTAATCAGGACTTAAGCTCTTGGAATGTATCTAGTGTCACTGACATGGGTGGTATGTTTCAAGATGCAGAGTTATTTAATCAAGACTTAAACTCTTGGAATGTATCTAATGTTACTGCTATGAATTACATGTTTTATGGTGCTACTGCTTTTAACGGTAATATAAGCTCTTGGAATGTATCTAATGTTACTAACATCAGCCGTATGTTTTTGAACGCAGGAGTATTTAACAGTAACATATCCTCGTGGAATACCTCTAGTGTTACAGATATGAGCTTTACATTTGCTGGAGCAAATGCATTTAATCAAGATATAAGCTCTTGGGATGTATCTAATGTTACTGATATGGATGATATGTTCGGTAGCGCAGACGTGTTTAACCAAGATTTAGGTTCTTGGGATATCTCTAGTCTTAGCACGGCAACATCTATGTTCAGCAACAGTGGTATGTCTACAGAGAACTACTCTAGGACACTTATAGGTTGGGCTAACTCTGCTTATGCAGGTAATGCTCCATCAAATGTTGACTTTAGGTTTCAAAGTAACATGAACTACAATAACACAGCCTACACAACAGGTAACCAATTTAATGACGCTGTATCCGCAAGGAGCTACTTAGTTAACACTAAAAACTGGGACATAAGTGGCGACACTCAAGTATAATAGGAGCAAACATGGGATATAAACTAGGAACACGTAGCTTACAGAAACTATCAGGAGTACATCCTGATCTAGTAGCTGTCGTTAAACGAGCAATCGAACTCTCAGAGCAGGACTTCAGTGTCCTTGAGGGTATTCGTAACATTAACCGTCAGAGAGAACTTGTGAAGGCTGGTAAGTCTACTACAATGAACTCTCGTCATTTAACAGGTCATGCAGTTGATCTAGTGCCTTATCCTGTGTCGTGGGACTGGGAGTATTTCTACCCTATTGTAGATGCTATGAAGGCTGCTGCTGAAGAACTAGACATTGAAATTACTTGTGGTGCTGACTGGACTAATTTCCCTGATGGGCCACACTTTGAGCTTAGTTGGAAGGCTTATCCGTGATGAAGTTTGAACAGATGGTGTATGTTCTTGGTATAGGTCTATTAAGCTGGGGTAGCTTACAGTTATACCAGATGAATGCAAACATGGCTGTAGTTAGCTACAAGGTAGAAGAAAACTACAAGATGATTAAACCTATGTGGCAACAGTTCTTAGCAAACGGTAATTCCCAAACTGCCGACTTTAGATGATATGCCTATTGTTCATGGTAGGGTTTGGACATTCGTTTTATGACGGATACTACAAATCTTGCCTGTACAAATGTGAAGATAATACCCGACGATATTACAGGATCAATCCCGACTATATATGCCCTAAGAGGATAGAGGATGATTGACCCATTAACAGCATTGTCTGTAGCTAGTGCAGCAGTAGGACAAATGCGTACACTCATAAATGCTGGTCGTGATACTACATCAGCTTTGACTAAGTTTGCTGGTGCTTGGGCAGACATCAATGAAGCTGAACGACAAGCAAAGAACCCTCCTTGGTATAAGACCTTTAGTGGTTCACTAGAAGAACAGGCTGCTCAAGCCTTTGCCTGTAAGAAAAAAGCTGAAGCCCTTAAAGCTGACCTAGAAAACATGATAAGATTTATACATGGTCCAAAAGGTCTTGAAGAATACAAAGAAATCTTGCGTAATATGCGTAAGCAAAAAGAAAAGACAGAGTTCCGTAAGGCTAAACTCAAGCAAGCTATAATAGAGTGGGTTTTTGGTGTGATTGCAGTTTTAGTAGTAGGCTTAATATTAGCCACTGTTATTTATGTTGTAGGTAAGGGGCAAGGCAAATGGTAACACCTGAATGGTTAGACAAGTGGCGCATATGGCCTCGTATGATAATTACGCTGTACGGGTATGCTTTCTATCAGACGACAACTTGGTTTATGTCGTTAGAAGACCCCAGTAATGCTCAAGCAGGATTCGTATCTGTGATCGTAGGTGCAGGGGCTGGATTTTATGGGATATATGTAAAT